ACAACCGTGCCGACCTGATCCCACACCGACCCCTCCAGCGTCGTCGCCGCCAAGGCCACGCCACCGCCGGAGATGTCACGGTCGCCGACCAGCCAACCGGCGGCGTCGAGGATGCGGGTGATGCGCTCCGACGCCGTCTCACCGGCACCGACAGCGGCGACCGCTGCCAGGTCCATCTGTGACAGCACCGACACCGCATCGGCGGCCGTGACGGTAACGACCGGGTCCATGCCGTACGAGCGCCACTGCAGCTCGATGTCGACCACTCGGCCGGTGAACACCGGCACCATCGCCGACCCGTTCGACACCGTCAGCCTGAGCGGCACGCCGGTGTAGAAGTCGGTGTTAGCGGTCGGGTCCCACTGGCGCGCACGGTTGAGCAGTTCGACCGTCACGGTGCCCGCTTCGGTGCGGCGAGTGATACCGCTGACTGTGCGAGAACCACGACTCGTCGACACGCCACGCACGTCGGCGGTGGCGTCGACCCAGCGGCGCAGGAACAACTCGACCCGCCACTCGCCGAGGGCGAGCACCGGCAGCGATGCCTCCGGCGGCTGGCCGACGATCGCCGAGCGGGCCACGTCGGCGACGAGCGTCGCCGGTGCGGTCAGCACGCCCTGTCCGGTGGACAGCTTCGGCGCCATCACGGCGCGCATCGGCTATTCCTCCCAGACGGCGTAGACGTTCAGTGCGCTACCGGCACCGGAGCCGAAGTTCCACAGCACCAGACCGCCGACGCCGGCAGGGCCGACAGCGAACATCGGATCGAACGTCCAGATCACACCCGCACCGATGGCGGCGGGCAGAGCGATGCGGCGCAGCGAGTTGGCGATCGTCACCGTCGGCGCCGTCGACCAGGCGGTGTCGACGTTGGCGATCGACGTGGGGTCGCCGGTGTCGTACGGCTGGCCGATGATCGACGTGGTCGGCACGAACGTGTTGGTGGCACGGGTGAGCGCCACGCTTGTTGCGGTTGCAGCGTTGGTGAACACGCCCAACTCGAGCAGCCGCACACGCGACGATGCGCCCGCACGGATCGTGGCGAACGCCGCCGAAGCAGTCGCCGCCGGTGTCGTCACACTCACTTGGTACTTAGCCATGTCGGCCCCTCCCTGTTCACGAGCGCCACGACTTCCCGTTGCGCTTCTCGTACTGCTGGATCGCTGCCACGACGTCATGGCCGTTGCTGCCCGGCGGCATGTTGATGGTGACGTTCACGCCGCCGCCGCCGAGCCGGTGGTTCGGGATGACGGTGCCGGACCGGCCGGGCACGATGACCTCCGGGCCACGCTCGCCGACGAGGTAGGGCGTGCCAGCGGTCACCGGGCCGCCCATGGCGCGGCCTTCCATCTCGTTACGCAGACCGCCGCCGACGAGCTGGCCGCCGATCGACACGACACGGTTGCGGGCCAACTGGTTCAGGCGGCTCTCAATGGCGGCGATGTTGCCTTCGTCGAGAGTGGCGATCATCTGCGCCTTCGTCTCGGGCGGCACGTTCTCTAGCGCCATCACCATCTCGGCGATGTCTCGGGTGTAGTCGCGAGTCTCCTGGGCGCTGCGGCCCGTCTCAGAATGGTAGACGTACATCTTCTCGAAGAAGCCGTCCCATGCGTCCTGCTGGTCAAGGCTGCCGAGGAACGCCTTGTAGGTGTCGTCAAGGTCGGCGGTTGCCGCCTCAAGATCCTCGACGTGTGTCGTTGCAGTATCGACCGTCGGCACGACCCGCTCGGCGTACATCGCCGCCATTGCGGCGGCGGCATCGGTGCCCGCCTCGATGGCGGTGGTGGTTTCATCAGTGGCGCCGACCAGCGCCTTTACTCCGGCCACGGCGCGACCCGTGACGTTGTCTGTTCCAGTGAGCTTCTCCGTAAACCAGTCGATTGCGTCGCCGGTCATGCCGAACGTCTTGGTGAGCTTGGTTGCCCATCCGGCCAGATCGGTGCCGGTCAGATCCTCGGCGGCGCCGCTGGCCGCTTGGAACGCGTCGGTCACTGTGCCGATGGTCTCGGCAGCATCAGACAGCGCCGGAACGAGAGACTCGCCGACGGTCATCATGACGGCCTGCAACTTGTCGTTCAGCTCGTCCATGCTGTCACGGAACTTGCGAGCCTTCGCCAGTTCGTCTTCGTCGATCACCTGGGCGTCGGCGACGCCAGCGAGCGACGCCTTCAGCGCACTTGACCCCTGGCCGATCAGCTCGGCCATGCCCTGCCAGCCCTTGCCGAGCAACTGCGACGCAACACGCGCCCGCTCAGCCGGGTCCTCGATGGCGTTCAACCGGTCGACGACGTTCAGGAAGGTGCCGTTTACGTCGGTGGCGCCGGTGTTGGTCTTGGCGATCTCGACGCCGAGGTCAGTGAACAACTGCGGCGAAGCGCCGAGCGTCTTGTTCATCTTGCCGAGCGCCGTCTCGACGGTTCCGGCCTCGATTCCAATATCGCCCGCCACTTCGATGAGGCGGCTGGCCTCATCGACGGCCAGGCCGGTCGCGTCGCTGAACTGACCAGCGGCGAGCGCCGTGTCCTGGAACGCCTGCACCGACTTCACGCCGAAGGCGAGCAAGGCGGCGCCGGCGGCGACTGCAGCGTTGGCGAGGTTGTCCTGCAAGATCGTTCCGAGACCGGAGCCTGCGGTCTTGAGTTTGTTGACGGCGCCGTCGGCCTTGGCCACCTCGGTGCGCAACTTCTTCAGTCCGCTGTCGAACCCTTTGGCGTCGAGGTCGAACAGCGTAGTGATCCGGTTGGCCATGAATCACCGCCTCAGTCGACGTCGAAATACTTGCGGCTGGTGCGCCGTAGCCCTTTGACTGCGATCTCTTCGACGAGCCGCTCAGTCTGCTTGCGCGTCTCGGTCGCCGTTCCCTTGCCTCGGGTGTAGCCGTTCCACCGTTTGGCCTTGCGCTCGCGAACCTTGCGCAGCGAGCCGTCTTTCTTGCGGCCGGTGTTGCCGGTGCGCGTGTTCAGGCCCGGCCCGGCGAATCCGCCGGCATTGCCCTGGTTGCGGCCAACCTCAGCCACGGTCCACGGCCCGGCGCTGGTCTTGGTCGGGGTCAGCAAGGTTGCGCCGCTGCTCAACTCTTTGAGTTGCGTGTCAAGCGTTGGTGCCCATCCAGAGAACTTTGGATCACCGCCGAGGTCGGCCGAGGCGACACGGGTCGCAATCGACTGCATCGCCTCGGCCTGCTCGCGCGTGATCCTGCTCCGCTCGACCTTTTCCAACTCCTTGCCGAACTTCGCCAGTTCCCGCTCGAAAGCAGCGAGCGAGTTGAACGTCACCATGTGTTATTCGTAACGGCGCCGGTCACCTGCAGCGATGCCGACAACTCGACACGGCCGCCGACCGACGACGACAGCGACACGCTCGTCACCCACGCCTCGGCGGTGACACGGGCCTCGCCCGACACCGACCCGCCCGGCCCCCACAGGATCGTCATCGTCGACGAACCCGCCGACTGCGCCGCCTTCACGCCGGTCAGCAACGAGAACATCGGGGCGTCGTAAGGGCCGCTGATCGAGACGGTGTCGCCGTCGGTGAGGCCGTTGATGAACGCCTTGGCGGCGGTGCCGAAGGCGCTGACGTCCTGCGTCTCGACCGACTGCGGCCAGTCGAACGAGTCAGCGAAGCGTGAGACGTTGGTGCCGGCGCCGTTGACGCCGTCGAGTGCGATGAAGGTGGTGGTACCTGCACGGAAAGCCATGATCGGGACTCCTTGGTGATGGGGGTGGTGTGATTAGCGGCGAGCGAACGACACGAACCGAGTGGTCGAGCCGGTGCCCGTCACGTCGTCGACCACCCGGAGGTATCGACGGACCGTTGTGCCAGCGGCGACCTCGACACGTTCCGAGGTGACGCCGGTGTAGGTGGCGAAGGTGGCCAGCGTCGCCCAGCCGGTCGAACCGTCGACGCTGTGCTCGATGCTGCAGGCGTTGCTGGTCAGGCCGGAGAACGCCGTGACGTGGATGTGCGCCACGCCACCGTTGGCTGTGGCGGCCGTCTGGTCGCGTGCGGTGCCAGTGGTGTCGGCGCTGATGGCGGTGAAGTCCTCGACCACCAGGCCGACGTCGAAGTTGCCGGTCGACTGGAACGCCGCCGAGCACGTCACCAGATCCGATACCGACGATGCGCCGGTGAAGTTGCCGAGGTGAGCGTTCACCATCACGGCCACTTCGCCGACAGCAAACCCGTCAGGGCACAACGTCAGCGGGTACGGCCCGGTCGCCTTCTGCGACTTGAACGCGTCGAACTGCAGCGCCGTGGTGCCGACGGTGTCGAACAGCATGTCGAGCGACCCGGACGACTCGTCCTGCCCGACGACGAACGTCTTGGCGGTGTCGGTCAGCACCGTCGTGTCGAGCGCAACGGTCTGCGCCGTGAGCGAGTAGCCCTTGGTGTAGCCGGAAGCGTTGAGCAGCCCTACGGCGACCCTGCTGGCTTGAGCGGTCTTCATTGCCATCAGAACACGACCTCCACGTCGAGCGGCACGGCTAGGTAGTTTGACTCACCCTGCGACGACGCCGTGACTTCGCCGATGCGGATGACCTGCACGTAGTCGATGTCGACGCTCGACCAGTTGGCGTCGTCTTGGATCGCTGCCACGACCGACCCGGCGCCGCTCAGTTCGCAGTAGTCGTCAAGCAGTATCTGCGCCGTGCGCTCATTGGTCCGGTCGGCGTAGATGGTGACGGTGAACTGGTAGGCGGCCCTGTTCGACGTGAACACCAGCCGAGGGTCGAACTCTCGTCGAGTGATGATGGCGATCGGTGCGGTGAATGTGTCCTGCCACATCGGCGCCGAACGAAGCCCGGTCACGGCGATGGCGTCGGCGAGCGCCGAGCGCACGTCTTGCACCGTCGGCATCAGCCGACCCTCGGCTTGCAGTACGGCTCGAGGAGCGCCGCTGCGATCGGGTTGATCGTGCGACCGAC